CTACTTACAAATCTTCTGCTTGTTTTTAATAATTTCAAAAGATATGGTACAGTTTCTTTAAACTGATATAAATCGGAATCATTAGATTCAGCATTAGGGTAATCTATGTAAATGGTTTCTTGTGCCAAATAAGGAACTTCATACCATTTATTACCCTCTTCATCTACAACAGATTCAACTGAAATAATATTTGTTTCCGGTAAAATCAATGATGCAAATGATTCAGCTGAACCAAAAACTTGAGTATATTCTTTTTCTGTTGCTGAGATTGCCTGAATTTGCTTCTTAACTAAATAATAGTTAGGAACATTAAAATCTGATAAATTATATACAGAAATTTCTCTATCAGTTGGGTCACTAAAATCCAAAGATTCAACAGTTCTGAAAGTGATTTCAGAATTTGAAGTAGATGATATTGTTAATCCAGAATTGATTCTTAGTAGATATCTTGTATCCAAATCACCCGCTGCATCTGCTTTACATAACTGATAAACAGATAATGTTGTTACTGCCGGTGCTGATGATTTTGGTTTATATCCTAATAAGTTAGCTAATGCAAATACATTTTTTTCTTCTGATGCATATTGTATCAAACTCTCTTTTAAAGAAGCATCGGTATAATAACCCAATACATCTCCTACATATGATGCCATTTCAATGAACATCATACCAGGTGAGGTTTCGTTAAAATCGTTGTATGTACTCGGGAAGTATGTTTTAGCATACTCCATTAAGTTATTCCTAAACGATTCGAAATCTTTACCTAAATAAGAGATATCTCTACTATTTCTACCTATGTTTTTATTTGTTACCTTAAATGCCATTATTCATTTATATTAAATGTTATCGTTTCTAAATTTTGTTGTCCAGCAACTCTAAAATTCAATGTAACCGTAAAGAAATAGGTATCTCTATTTGTGTTTGTTTGGTCTACTAATATTTCATCAACCGATATATACGGCATCCATTCTTGAATAGCTCTATCAATAGAACGTTCAATTTCTGATTCTAATTCATCCGTATTTTGATTAAATAGGGTATTATATAAATCTGTTCCGAAAGTAGGATGCATCAATCTCTCACCTTTTCTTGTAAGAATTAGATTTTTTATATTAGATTTAACCTGCTCCGAAGTTTGGTAAGATTGTGCAAAGAATCCACCATTCCCTCTTTGAATTGGGAGAGTTATTCCTATTGCTACCCTATCCTTTTCAGGTAGGTCTTTTACTAACTTAGGGCCGGTTATGATTGCCATTATCTATTTTTATCTTTACTTGCCGCCAAAACCTTAGCACTTCTTGCTATCGCTTTATCTAATATATCGTTTCCAGTACTCATTGGTACTGATGGAGATGCATACTGATTAGTTGGTTGATACCCCATTTGAGGGTCACCATATCCAACCATTTCAGGAGTTAACGTACCCCATCCACCATCATCCATAGAGTAATTTGGTCTAATACCTGCCATTGCAGTTTCATTAAGAACCTGATTTAACATTGGATTCTTAACGTAAGTTTTTTGCTCAGGCTGAGATTCTCTATCTCTGCTTAAAATTTTGTTAGCTAAATCGAACGGGTCAGCACTCTCCTCTACTAATGATTTAAGAGAAGATTGTTGTTTAACCGGTTGTGATTTCTTAACCTCCGCTAACACCTCTTTTCTTATTTCTTCTTTAATAAGAGAAATTTCTTTTTTTACTTCCTCCTGAACGATTATTTGAATTGCTTTAAATAGTTTGTTCGTGTCCATACATTGTTTGTTGTTTATATAAATATATTAATTCAATAATAACCAATTTACCCTCCAATTGTTGTTCCCGATTGGGTATTTCCAGCTCTAGCTAAAAGGTCTGTGTTTCTAGTACTTAATTGTGCCGCGTAATTATTAGCTTTAGCCAATGCGGTTGTTGTTAAGAATCCTGTTCCATTTTTAGGAATAACACTTCCTGCAACAATACTTGTTACCAAATGGGTAGCATCTGCTTGAGTTATATCTTTTGGGTTTAGGTTCATCTTTTTAGAGAAGTTATCCAAACTTCTGTTTACAAACCATGCGGTTGCTTCAGCAGCTGCGGTTGGGTTATTTAATAAATCTGGATTTGTAACTAATCTATCATCTCCATATAATGCTCTAGATACCGCAGTATAGTTTGCTCTTCCCGTAATTTGAATAAATCCTCTTCCTCTAAATTTGTATCCATCTCCAGGTTGTGTATTACCTAATGAGTTTCCTTTTGCACCATAAACGTAATCCGCAAATGTTACAGGGGTAGCTTGAATTGCAGCTAATTCAGCATCGGATAATCTTCTAATTCTAGCACCAAAAATTTCTTCAAGTTTTGCTCTACTATTTTTGGTGTAATTAACATTTTCAACTATTACTTTACCACCCGTTTCTTTAAGAGCATTTGCCTGCATTGCTATAATCATCTGAGGATTAGTGATACCAAATTTAATAGCTGCCTTACGAATTTCCTCTAAGTTACTATCTTGATTACCACCATAAGCTTCTCCTCCAGTTCCTCCAACTCCTGCAGCCGCCGCATTGTAGGCAGCTACTATAGCTTCCGCATTTCCTTCCGCATTTCCTAATAAGTCAGGTCTATCTCCTAATCCTAATGCTAAGAATGCCGCATCAAACGCTATTTGGTTATCCAATGCAGCTGCAGTTGAGTTTGTACTAAATCCTAACCAAGGTACTATTCCAGGTCCAGTTACTGCGGTTGGTGCAACACCATATATGCAGGTAACATTAAATATCCCACTTATAGTTCGTAAATGTATATCCGCTGCAGTTACAAAATTATTTATAAAGGTATCCACATTTGGTTCTCCTTTATAAACAAAGGTAGGTATTTGTGCGGTTGTTCCTGGATTGGTACATAATATACTTAATACTGCTAAAGATGGTGGTGTGGCAGTTGGAGGAGCAATGGCAAGTGGTTTTGTTGGAGCAAGAGTTGCACCTGTCCAATATGTTACAAAGCCATTTGATAAAAGTTTAATTAAATCTAATTGTTCAGGTGATGTAGCTTGTTGTAAAAATATACTCTTAAACACCAATTCCATTCCCACAACATTACCTGCTAAAACAGAGTTACCAGCCACCAAATCACCTGCTGGTGGTAATTTCATTGCCATATCATAAGCTCTAGCCAATTCTCTGGGTAACACATCATAATCTAATGGATATGATTCCATTATAGCTCTTACTTGTGTTTTAAATCCATCCCAACCTGGCATATGCTATAATTTATGATTATGATGCAACCTCAACTATTGTTGAATATATTGCACCTGCATTTAATTTCTTTTTTATTTGGTCAAGTTTTTCAGTCATTGCAGGATTCATACCACTCACAGGCCCAGCTGGAGTTAATAATCCTCCCGCTTTAAGGTTTTCCATTTCAGTTATAATTTCTATTAAAATATTTTTTAATGCCTTTCCTTTTACGGCAGGCTGTCTATCTAGTTCTCCTAAGTTTATCTTACCAGCTTTACCAACATATAAGTTAATATTGTTATCTACAGACTGAATATCTATATTACCCTTTGAATTTATATTTGCTCCTAAAAATGTATCCACCGAAAATATACCATCTGTGATTACCCCATAATGACCTTTAGACCAAAATATCATTTCATTTATTCTTGATGAAAAAACTAATCTATCAGATGATATTATAATCTGATTTCCATCTAACGTAGGTGGATATTTTTCAAAAGCATAAGATTGTTTATTCAATAAAACCGGAGCAGGTAATGATTTTGCAGGATTCATTTTAAAATTGGTAGTTCCAACAATCGGAAGAGGTGTTCCTGGTGAAAATGGTGATGAATAGTTTCCACTACTTATTGCAATACTAGAACCATCTTTATTTATATCTTCTTCTACCTCACCGCCTCCCAATATTCCCGACACAATTCCTCCTAACAATCCTTTTTTAGCTTCTCCATTTCTTATAATCAAAATTGGGTTACCACTACCAGCACCATTACTCATTCGAATTGATTGCCCATATCTAGATTGAATAACAGTATCTCCTTCATATAATTTTAATCGTTTAGCGGGTTTAGCACCTGTTAACCCTGCCAACGCACTTCCACCTGATAATGCCAATGATTTAAAAGAACCTAAATCAGTAAGAGGAGATTTTGCTAATCCCTGTCTACCTTTCATTACACTTGAACTAATGGAATCATTGAAATTGAATCTCCTATAAGAAGGTACATTTGAATCATTAAATACTTCAACTATTTCACCAATCAATGGTACAGTCAAACACATTTCATCGATTGGATATGCCGTTTTAGCAATACCTTTATTATTAGCACCTAATCCTTTTACAGATATTGAGCCTGGAATTATATTATTTCCAGTCGCATCTTTTTCCATTGAAAGGTACACTTTTTCAACAACCCCTAAATAAGTTGTTGGCTTACTTTGTACATTATTAGAACTTGCGCTTACTCTATACTCACTTTTTGTGCTTAATAAATCTGCCATTATTTTTTAGTTTCTTCAAGTTTCCTTTGGATTTCTTCCAATTCATATTCAATATCATCTACTTTATCCATAGTTTTAGCTTGAACATCTTTTGAAATCTTCTCCAATTCACCCAATAACTCTTCCTTTTCTTTGTCGGATAATAATCCTCCATCGTTAGTTCCTTTATATTCCATTGCAACGAATCTTTGCCCAATTGTTGCCAATCTAATCAATATATCATCATTCTCTACTGAGAATTTAACTAAATCTTTGATAACCGGTCCAATTGCAGCAATATCCCCCGCATGTCTGATTTGTTTTTTGAATTCCTCAATCAAATCACTTATTTTCTGTTTTTTTGAATGTTGGTTGGAATATATCTCACCGAATAAGTCAGATAACTTCTTTTCTCCAAACATTACAAAATCTGTAGATTGTTGTTTTGCCATACTAATAAATACCTTATTAAATAATTTTTTGTGAATCGATAAATCTATAGAATTCATCGGATAATAATCTATATCCTTCTGAATTAGGATGTTGTGTTCCACGAGTATCCCATCGGTCTGTATGTTCCCATAAATCAACTCTATTAAACGTATTTAAATACCCCCTAGCGGTTTGTTTTCTGAATTCCCAATAAACTCTACCATCTATCAAATCGGTCTTGTCATAGTGGGGCAGAATACCCATAAACATATCTTCTATACCATCTATAAAGATATGGGATATCTTATAGTGTTTAAAAAATTCCTGTAAAAATACTATGTAATTTTGGTTAACTATACTGTAATAATTTTCATTATATAGATTAAGTAAATAGAATTTCTTATAATCCTCCATAAAGAAATCATAATATCTATTCTCCGTTTGAGTAGATGTAAAGAATCTATCTGGAGTTTCCATAAGATGTTTTGTACTCCAACTTAACCACTCACCTTTTGGCCCTTTTGGGAAGAATGGTAGATAATCTCTAAGTGAAGAAGACCACATAACAACAACTAAATCATTTTTTGTAGTTTCTCCACTTTTTACATCATCAACTATCTGATTGAATATAACATTATTGGGATTACCACTTATCCCATTATTTTGATAAGGTAACCCCAATTTATCACTTAGGTGTTTAACCCAACTATTTTCTTTTTGATATATTATCTTTTCGTGTTTAGAGAGGGTGTCTTCGATTTCTCTATTACAACCCTCTCCAACTGTCCAACTATCTCCGTATGCAACTATTCGTTTCATTTCTTAGTTATAACATAATCCTCTATTACTAACATATCCAATCCAATATCTAAAAATGTATCTATTGCCGTTTTAGGGTCTCTAATCATTGTTTGGTCTTTAACATTGAAAGATGTATTAAGAACTATTGGATATCCGTTTTGTTTTTCTAACTCCGTAAGTAAATCATATATTCTAACACAATCTTCTCTGTTTAAAGTTTGTATTCTAGCAGTTCCATCAACATGAGTAATTGCAGGTAACATATCTCTATACTCTTTTTTAACACCTACTATTTGATTCATATATGGAACTGATTTATCCCATTCAAAATATGTAGAAACATCTTCCAACTTTACAATTGGTGCGAATGGTCTAAACCCTTCTCTCTTTTTTACTATTTTGTTTATTCTACTTTTCATTTCCCCATTTGTAGGGTCAGCCAAAATAGAACGATGCCCAAGGGCTCTAGCACCGAACTCCAATCTACCCTCAAACCAAGCCACAACCTTACCATTTGAAATTGCATCTGCAACAACTGAAATAATTTCATCATCTGCTAATTTATTGTATATTAATTTTTTATTATAATTCTGTAGTTCTTTTTTTACCACATCACTTAAGTATTTTGGACCTAAATAAGGATTTGTGTTATCAATTCTATGTGGATGTGTACTATTATAATATGATATTAAACATGCACCAATTGAAGAACCTGCATCAGATGGTGCAGTTGGTATCCATACGTTTTTAAATCCTGTCTTCTTTGAAATTTTTCCGTTAGCAGTTCCGTTGTATGCACAACCTCCACCCAATACTAAATTATCACACTTAGTTCTACGATGTAAATCTTTTAATAAACGAAAAAAGTACATCTCATAAATGAATTGTACCGCCGCTGCTAAATCTTTATGTTCTTGAGTAATCTCTTCTTCAGATAAACGAGGTAGAATGCCTAAATGATTTGATAATTCTGAAGTGAACATCACCTCATCACTTTTATCATATTGAAACATTTTCATATTCAATGTATATCCTCCTTTCTTAGAAGGATAAATAATTTCTCTGAATTTATGTGAAAATGTTTTTGGGTTACCATAAGGTGCTAATCCCATTACCTTATACTCTCCTTCATTTGGTTTGAATCCTAAGAAGGCAGTAAACGTAGAATATAACATTCCTAATGAATGTGGAAATTTTGTAGCTTCTAACGTTTCCCAACTATTTCCATTTCCATGCGCTAAAACTGTTGTATCCCATTCACCAACTCCATCGATACTTAATATCGCCGCTTCTCTATATGGAGAAGTTAAATATGAATATCCAATATGTGAATTGTGATGTGATGTGAATTTAATTTCGGCTTTAGAAAACATCCATTTTAGTTTCTTCACCAAATTAAAATATTGTTTGATTCCTTTTACTCCAAATTTAAATGCATCTTTTATTTGGAAATTCTTCAAACAATTTGTTACAACTCTATGTGTTTTAACTAAAGGTTTCTCATAAAAACAAACCTCTTCAATATCTTCAAAACTAAATCTGGATTCTTCAATAATCCACTTAATTGATTTTTCTGGAAATGAACTATCATGCTTTATCCCACTAAATCTTTCTTCCTCTACTGCTAATATCACTTTACCATCTTTGATTAAACATACCGATGAATCGTGATAATAACAACTTATTCCTATTTGTATCATCTATAAAAAATATCTTCTTCTATAGTAATATCTCCTGTGTTTAAGTACTCTTCTAAGATTTTATCCTGATGTACTTTCATAGTTGAAATTACCTTTGTTATATAATGTGTTTTATGCCCTGTCATTTCTCTTATTAAGAGGTAAAGGCTTTTTTTGTTAAAATTCTCAATGTAATCAACTCTTCTAAATAATTCTAATATAGCATCTGCAATTTGTA